TTGGCCTACTTTATAGCATTGATCCCGGCGACAATTGGGCTGATCCTGCGGTATGGGGAAAAGCAAACCCGATGCTTGGGGTTTCGGTTACAACTCAACACATTCAGCAGATGGCTGAAGAAGCTGCCGCCAAGCCAGCAAGCCTAAACGAGTTTCTGTGCAAGCAACTGAATATCTATGTGTCTGCCAACACAGCTTGGGTAGACCGTAGGTATTGGGACGAGTCAATTACCCCATTCCCTGACAAACAGCCTGAATCAACATTTGTTGCGTTTGACTTAGCGCACACCCGAGATTTAAACGCTGTTTGTACTTTGCACAGATACAGTGATGAGGATTTCTATGCCAAGTTCCAATTCTTTCTGCCGGAAGAATCTATTGATTTTATTCCGAATCACTACAAGAGCATTTTTTCACAGGCTCATTCCAGCGGCATTCTTAGGCTCACACCGGGGAATGTAACTGACCTAAATGAGATTGAAAGCTACATTAAGCAAGAATGCGAGAAGCACAACGTCAAGGAACTTGGCTATGACCCGTACAACGCTGCTTCTTTAATAGCGAACCTTTACGCTGAAGGTTTGCCTGTTAAAAAGGTTGGGCAAAGTATGGCGATGCTGTCAAACCCGTCTAAGACCACAGAACAACTGATTTTGAAGAAAGCTATTCACCATGATGGCAACCCTTTTGTTGGATGGCAGCTTGGAAACTGTGAGGTTTACACTGATGTCAACGGCAACGTAAAGGTCAGAAAGAACGAAGCAGACCCATCAGCTAAGATAGACGGTATTATTGCCATGATTATGGCTTTGCATTGCCATTTAGATAACGTGTTTGTCAGCGAATCATTTGGCTTTAGAGCAATTGAGTGGTAAAGTGTAGAAAATTGAGGGGAAATCATGGCAATTTTTGACATTTTCAAGCGTAAAAACACTCAGTCTGAGAGCAATACTTTGTTTGGTCAGACTGCCCTTGGTAACAACATTGTTTATCAAGGAAGCGATAAACGTGCTGGTGTTAACACTCAAATCCTCTATGTAACCACAGCCAGCACAACAACTGCTGGTCGCCCGGTGGATATGTCTGTGCTGACCAGAAACAGCACAATCATGTCCTGCGTGGGTGTAAAAGCCCGTGCTTTGGCTCAATTGCCGATCAAGATTTGCTGCGAAACAGCAGACGGAAAAATGGTTGATGCCATTCAAGGTGAAGGTGTTGGTGCGCGAGATAAGGCCAAAGCCAAGCAAGTTGCCAAGCTATTGGGTAACCCAAACAACTTTCAAAGCAAATACGAATTCTGGTATCAGTGGCTGATGTGGTACGAATTGTCTGGTGAAGCCTTTACCTTGTGGTGGAGAAAAGACCAGAACAGCACCACCGAAACACCGCTAGAAATGTATGTGCTGGATTCAACGCTGATTGCCGTAACTATTACGCCAACACGTTACCCGACCTTCCGATTGTCTACGCCAAGCTATGGTTTTAACAAAGACCATGACTTTAAGTATTTTCAAGTCATGCACACCAAAGAAATGGCGTGGCAAGGCTCTGCTGGCTTTAACAAAGCAATTTTGGCAACTGAATTAGTTGGCCTTGACCAAGACATTGACTTGTACGCCAACTTTGTCATGCAAAACGGTGCAAAGCCAAGCGGGATGTTTGTGACCGATCAGGTTATTCCTGATGGCAAATACAAAGAAATTGCAGCCCGTTTAAAAGAGGCGTGGAACAACATGACAGGCAGCAAGACCAGCGATCCAAGCAAACCGGGTCAGGGTATGTTGCTAGATCAGGGCATGAAGTACCAAAAGCTGGAGATGCTGACCCTGCAAGACACTGATGCTGCTGCTTTAAAACTGATGACGATGCGCCGCATCTGCGGTTTGTTTGGCGTACCGCCTTCTATGATCGGCATCCATGATGGCAAGTTCAACAACAGTCAAACGGCTTTGGATGAGTTCTACAAAACCACCATGTACCCGACAATCGTCAACATTCAGCAGAAGTTGACACAGCATTTGCTTGAGGGTTACCCAAGTCTTTGCATTGAGTTTGACACCAAGGACTTCCTGAAGGGTGCGCCTTTGGATCAGATGAACTTTGCCACTGCTGGCGTAAAGGGTGGAATAATGACACCTAACGAAGCCCGTAACTACATGAATTTGCCATCTATGGACGGTGGTGATGAGTTGGTAAAAGAGCCTGACCCTGCCGAACCAATTGCAGGTAGCAGCCCCAAAGATACTGGTGGCGGTGGTGGCAATCAGACCAAAAAGATGAATATAGGCGCGACTTGATATATCATGCACACTGATACACAATATCTGGTAGCATTAGCCAAACAGGTCAAACGACCTAAAAAGTTGCCTGTACTTCTAGGGCAGCCCCCTAAAATACAGGACAATAACCAATCCATTGCTTTAGGGGCAATCAATGAAGACATTGAATTTAATCTGCGAAGCCAAGCTAAATCTCAACGAGAAGGCCACCAACGGTCAACCAATTGGTCTGATTGAAGCTCGCATAACTACCTTTGGCCCAAGAGAAGGCGCTGATGGTCGCAAGTTTTTCTATAAGGCTGAAGGCTTTATGGATTGGGCTAAAGAGTTTGCCGAAATGGGCCGACCATTGCCTATGTACGTTAACCACAATGCTGACGCAATCCCCGTGGGTGAGTGGACAAGCATTGAAATGGATGACGAAGGCATGAACGCTTCAGGTAGATTGTTTATGAACACATCTGCTGGCTCAGACCTTTACCAAGTGATGAAAGAATCCCCGAATATGTTTGGTGGGGTTTCTGTTGGCGCTTACGCTGAAGAATATCAAATGGTCAATGCCGAAGGCGAACCAGACCAATCAGAAGACGCTTATTTCCAAATTACCAAAGGCGGTTTGCGCGAAACCAGCGTTGTAATGTACCCAAATAACACCAAGGCAGAAATTAAGAAGTTGGAGTATTTCCGACCTGATGGCTCTGCTGATTTAAAAGTATTGGAAGAAGCCCTGCGGGATGCAGGTCTGTCCAAGCAGATGTCGGTTGCCGCCGCATCTGTATTCAAGACGGTAATTGAACAGCGTGATGCTGTTGAAAAACCTATTGAAAATGCGCCAACTCAGAGTGATTCTGATGCGGAGGCAACCGCTGAAATTCTTGCTGCTCTTGAGCAACGTGAACTTCTAAAACTCCTTGACAAACGACTTAAAGGTTAAATCATGTCACAAGTTATCCTCGAAAAATTGGATGCTATCGAAGCTAAACAAGCCGAAAGCATCACTGCTGTAGAAGCCAAAATCCCTGCTGCTGTTGAAGCTGTTAAAGTTGAATTCAGCGAGATGGTTTCTGCTCTGGAAGCCAAAGTTGCTTCTATCAATCTGCCTGAGTTCATTCGCACACCCGCTAAGACTGTTCGCCAAGATGTGAACCGTTCGGTGCGTGAGCAACTGGCTACTTTCTACAAAGGCAACAACCGTTTGGAAAAAGAACTGCAAATCTTTGCAGACGAAGCCCAAATGGATGCGTACCTGAAGGAAGCCTCTGCTTTGACCGCTGGCGGTGATGGCAAGGGTGGTCGTACTGGCTACGATCCAGTGTTTGCTGCTCTGCGTTTGGCTAACCCTATGCGTGGTTTGTCGCGCACTGTGGCTACCGATGGTTCCTCGTACCAGTTTCGCGTAAAAACGGGCAACGCAGGGGTTGCATGGGGGTATACGATCCAGAACAACGGTGCAACCACAACTGAAGACACAAGCATTTGGCAATTGGTTCTGCAAGACCTGAACGTGCAGTTCCCAATCCGTACTGCTGCGCTGGACGATATTGATGGTTTGGAAGCCAACGTGGTTGACGATATGTTGGCTGAGTTCGCTCAAGCTGAAGCCTTGTCAATGATCCAAAACAACGACCAAGCTGCTCAATCTGTTAGCAATCCTTACGGTGGCACTAACGGTTTGCGTGGTCTAGATCAGTACGCTGGTTCTAACGCTACTTATGCTGGCGGTACAACTTCTGCTGCTGCTTTTGGCACTTCCGGCACTGGTTCTTCAAGCGGTCTGCATTCGCTGGCTACTTATGACCAAATCACTTCTAACGTCAACACTGTTGGTGCTAACGCAATCCAATACAAAGACGTTATTAACTTGGTCTACGCCTTGCCACAGCAGTATTGGACTCCTAACACCAAGTTTATGGTCAGCCCAATCTTGGCTCAAGCAATCCGTGGTCTGCAAGATACCAATGGTCGCCCAATCTTCAACTCTATGGAGTCGTTGAACCCTGATGGCATTATTGGTCAAATGCTTGGCTTTGACGTTGTGATGAACAAGTATTTGGATACACCATCGCAAACTACAGCGGGTTCTGCTGGCACAAACAGCTTGTACCCAATGTATTTTGCTGATTGGAGCCGTTTCAGCACAATCATTGATCGCTTGAACATGGTTATGCGGAGATATGACCAGACACTTCCAGGATTTATAACATTTTTTGGAGAAAAGAGATTGGCGACATCGGTTCGTGATCCGAACGCTGGTGTGCGTTATCGCTCGACAGGTACAGCTACCTGATAAATTGGAGGGGGGTAATTCCCCCTCCTTTTTGTGCAAATAATTTAGGAACTGATATGACCATTACCGAACGCATCCTGTCTGGCATTAAGCAAACTTTGGAAACTGGCGATAAAGTCACGATTGACTTGCGCGAGGCATCTGCTATCACAGGCTCTGGTGACGGGGTTGGTGGTCGTACCTTCTTTGACAACGCATTTGCTGCATTGCGTTTTGCAAACCCAATTCGTGAGATGTCGCGTGTTATCCCTGCATCTGGCTCAAGCGTTCAGTTTGTCGCTAAGACAGGTAATGCGACAAACTCCACAAACCCGTTTGGATACACGTTCACGCCTAACAGCGGTTCGCCAAACATCAACACATCTATCTGGCAACTGCCAACCCGTGTTATTTCTGCTCAATTGCCTGTGCGTTCAGCGGTTATGTCGGATGTGAACTACCTAAATGAAACGCTGGTCGAAGATTTGATGCTGGAATTTGCACAAATCGAAGGCGCTTCAATGGTGCTAAACAATGACCAAGCTGGTTCTACGACCACAATTAACGGCGCGACTAACGGTTTGCGCGGTTTGAATATGTATACAAGTGCTGCTGCTTCTGCATTTGGTACAAGTGGCACAGCAATCACAAACGGCATCCATTCAATTGCGACTTATACGCAAGCAGCAGCGGCTGTAACGTATTCTGATTTGACAGACATAACTCGTTTGTTCCCTGCTCAATACTGGAATTTGCCCGGTACAGCTTGGATGATGCACCCGCAAACAATTCATTCATTGCGTAACATTGGGCCGATTACATCTGCAATCAGAGAACTTCCTGAACTTGGTAGTGATGAAGGCGGTGCTGTTAAAAATATTTTTGGTTTCCCTGTAATTGCTAACCCGAACATTCAAACAATAGGTGCTGGCAACTTTAGCATTTACTTGGCAAACTGGCCTCGTTTTGTAACTATTGCTGATGTTGAAGAAATGACCATTCAAGCAATGGAGCAAACAAGCCCTGGCTTCATTACGCTATATGCGGAAAAGCGTCTTGTAAGTACCGTGCGTGACCCGTTTGCTGGCATCCGACTTGTGGGTGTTTAAACCATGAGCGTTGATAACTATCAATACGCTGCGCCATTTGGGGCGCAAACACGAAATCCGTTCAACTACGCAAAGGTTGAACAGATTGATCGTGATAGTGTTACACCGTGGTTGACGCTTGATGAAATCACGCAACAACTAAATTTGTTTCAAGATGAAAGCCAAGACACTTATTTGTCGGCTCTTGAACTGGCAACACGACAAGCAATTGAAGACTATTTGGGGATGTCTATCTTTCCGGTAAGCTATCGGGTTTTCTACGGCTCTGAAAGCCTTGTGGCATCGCCTATCAGTCTTGATTTGCCTGAAGTCAGTCAAAACTTTTACCCAAGCCAATCGGGTGTGTCAATTGATGCTGTTGGATATTGGAACGATGCTTTCCCACCTGTTTTTACGGCGCTTGCAAAAACAAGCTATTACTACGATCCATCTGGCAACAAAGTAATCGTAAACAATTTGCCGACAAACATTAATACAGTGATGACTGCGCCGATCAACGTGCTTTACACAACTGCTTCAAATCCATTGTCGGCTTACCCGGTCATCAAGCAAGCTGGCTTGTTGTTGCTCACGCACTTGTATAACAACCGTGCAAACTCAACAGCGGTACAGCTAAAAGACATTCCGTTTGGCGTGACAACGCTTCTACGCAGTTACAAACCTTTGGTGATGTAAATGTCTATCGCCCGTTTTGAGAACATCAACATCAACAATCTGACTTTTTCTAAGTCGGCGTTTGGTGAGTCTGCGACAACTCAGACATTGTGGTTTGTGACTCGGGCAAAAGTTGCGGATGTTGCAAACAGTCTAAAAATTGCGGAGAAATATCGTTTGTACCAAGACATGACCAACTTCACGTTGAACTACACGCCAAACATGAAAGCAATAGTGGATAACCAAAACCTCTATTCGATCACATGGCGTGGTAAAGATTGGCGTATTGACAGCGCACGGGAAACTGATGATCGCATGAACATCATTTTCCTTTGCTATCGTTCTGATCCAGTTACGGCGGTCTAATGGCAGCACAACTAAACCCTGTTGTTTACGGCAAAGCCATCCAGTACCAACTGGCTAACATTGTCACGCCAGTGCCTGTGTATGCGGCTTTTAACCGTAACTTTGCTACGCAGCCCAAGTTTATTACTTGGATGCTGCGTAATGTTCATCAACCTGTATATACGGGAACACAGCAAAGCAACAAAGGCATTGATCGTCCTGTATTCCAAATTTCTATTTTTACTCAACAAATTGAAGATGGATTTACAATCTCAAATCAGATTCTGCAAGCCTTGCACGGTTATAGTGGAATTTTGGGCAGTCCAGCAGAAGGCTTTTACATATCTAAAGCCGATGTTATGTGGCTGTATAACAGTTACAACGATGAGGAAAAATTGGGGCAAATCTTTTTAGACTGCACCATTGACATCCCGGCGTAAAACAAGACAATTGTTCAACTCTTAAAGGATACTCAAAATGGCTTTACCAAACAAAGTTCTTCCCGGTTTTACGGCAGCGTTGTACGCACAGCCGGGAGCCACACCTACTCCTTTGACAATTACACAATTGTCCTTGGTCGCAAGCGTGGCCCCACTTGCCATTAGCGGCAACCTGATTCCTGTCGAAGCAATCCCTGCTTTCGGTCAAGATGATGCGGTTGCTAGTTTCGGCGTAGCGGGTTCGCGTCAGTCTGACAAGATTCCCGTTCAGGCTGCTCCAACTTCCATGACCATCACTGCTGCATGGAACCCGTCTGACACCAACTTGCTGTTGATGCGCTCAGATGCTTATTCTGGCGTGATTGACCGCACTTTCATCATCTCGGCTACCGAGGGTGCAAATATTGTTTATTACGCCTTCAACGGGCGTGTAGGCCAGTTCCAAGTGGACGCTGCTCCCGGCGCAGAAGCCAAGGCTACATTTACCATCCATCCCCGTGGCAACCAGTACGGTTGGTCTAACAACGCTTAAGGAGTCATCATGGCTATCCCTGCAAAAGTTCTACCCGGTTTTAGCGCATCGTTGTTTATGCAATCAGCGGCTACACCAACGCCTTTAACTACAGCTAACTTGTCTGTCTGGTCTGCTCAAGTTGCCACCATTGTTGGCACTTCAGCAGGTGGTACAGGTGCTGCTGGTGTTGCTGTTCCTGTTGAGGCAATCCCTGCCTTTGGTCAGGACGATGCTGTAGCAAGTTTCGGTGTTGCTGGTTCGCGTCAAAGCGACAAGATTCCTGTGCAAGCTGCTCCTACAAGCATGACCATTACGGCTGCTTGGAACCCGTCTGACGCAGCCTTGTTGCAGATTCGTTCTGATGCTTACTCTGGTGTTGTTGACCGCACGTTTGTGGTTGCAGCAGTGGAAAGCACAAACACCATTGCTTATGCTTTTAACGGGCGTGTCGGTCAATTCCAAATTGACGCTGCTCCCGGCGCTGAAGCCAAATGTATGTTCACAATTCATCCTCGGGGCAACCAGTACGGCTGGTCGAACAACTAATGAAAGTTACAGACGCAATCCAAGCAATTGTGACCAGCTACGGCGACATTGACCTTGTTGCCCGTGGCTTGGTGGTTGATGCTGGTGAACTTGCAAAAGCCACTGCCAAGCCTGATACAGCCGAAGCAATTGCTTTGGCTTTGCTTAAGAAGTACAACGTGACTGCTCCTGTAGTGGTCATTGAAGAAGTCAATACAACAGAGTAACAAGACATGATAGTAAAAGACAGTAACGACCTTCTTAACTTCCTTGTAACCCAATCCGATTCTTCAAAAAATTGGTTTGGGTGGCAACAACAGAAGTTGACTGCAATTAATCTTGCTCACGAAATAGCAGCTAGACACGCTGACAAGTTGACAGCAACTGAAATCGTGGATTTTGTTAGCGAGTTGAACAACGAGTTGTATCAAAAGATTATCAAACCGAAAGCATGACATGGGAGGCGTTACCATTAAGCTAGAGGGTCTTGGTGACGTTATCAAAGTCTTTGACGAACTTGCTCAAGAGATAGGCGACAAGAAAGCCCGTAGCAAAATCTTAATCCCTGCTGCAAGGGATGCAATGAAGCCAGTGTTGGCATTGGCCCAACAAAACTCTCCAGTGGATACAGGCGCTTTGCAATTGTTGTTGCAAGTCGAAGCCAGAAGACCCACAAGCAAAGACAGACGTTCTAAGTACATCACAGGCAATGATGCGGTGATTGCTGCTGTCACCACAGCCTCTGGCAAGAAGATGAGAGCCATGAGCGAAGGCAAAGGGCTAGAACGCACCAGAAGGCGCATGATTAAGCTAGGCTCAACCAAAGAGCAAGCCGCAACTTTTGAAGGCTTTAAAAGCGATGCAAGGGCTATTGCACAAGAGTTTGGCACGGGTAAAATGCCAGCACAGCCATACCTAAGACCAGCGTTAGAAAGTCAATCACAGGAAACTGTGAACAGGTTGGCTGAAGGGTTACGAAAATACATTTCAAAATTTAGGGCAAAAACATGACAAAACTCAGTAACGCATTTGGCGCAACTTATGACAAGATGCGCCGAGAAATCTTGACTCGCAAATTTGAGTTGGGAGGCTTTACATTTAAAGTCCGTGTGCCGTTAGTTGCAGAGTCTGATGCGATCTACACGCGAATTACAAATCCTGACGAAACAAAGATTGAAAGCATTTATCAATTGCTTGTCGAGCCTTTGCAAAAGTTCCGCGAATCAACTGAAGCAACAGAATCTGGTTTTGAGTTTCTGGAAAATGATGTTTTGGTGCAAGGAAAGTCTTTGCGCGAAGCTGCCAGAAACAAAGCATTGACCGAGGCTAGGATTGTTGAATACATCAAGTTGCTTGTTCCTGAAGACCCTGAAACAAGTCTCAGTGACGTTACCTATGATGACATTGAAGCTGAGTGGCCTTTGAACGTCCAGTTGGCCTTGTGCGAAAAGATCGGTGAAGTCATCAGTCCTAACTACAAGGAAACTCGGGGAAACTGATTGGCTCGTTAAAGACTCAAGTTGAAACAGCTTTGATCTTTAACGGGCATACACCAGAATCAATAGCGGCGCTGGATGGAATAACGATGGCTCGACTTCAAACCATGTACGGGGATGGAGTCATTGGAAATCACAAAACAATTGAAATGCTTGGAACGCTTATAACTGGTGTGTTTAATTATGTTCGTGATACAAAATCACGGCCTTATACACTAGCCAATGTTGCGGGTTCGGCTTATGATTACCTCTATCCTCCGTTGCCACCAGAAACGCTAAAAGATGCGGCAAACAACAGTTTGCTTGCCTACATGAGTCAAGCACCGGGATTTGCAAAAGACATGTTTAAGGTGAAACAAGATGGCTAATATGATTGCCCGATTGGGCGTAATGCTTGGCATTGACAGTGCTGAGTTTGTTCGGGGCATTGATGGCGCAACCAAAAAGCTAGAACAATTTGGCGAAGCTGCTGAAAAGTACGGCAAGATTGCTGCTACGGCTTTAACGGCGGCTGGAATTGCCGCTTTAAATTACGCTGATGAAGTCGTTGATCTAGCCAAAGCAAATGATGTTGCTGTTGGTTCTGTTTTAAAACTGCGTGACGCATTGCAAGACAACGGCGGCGAAGCTGGCAACGCTGCAAAAATGTTGTCTAGTTTTGTAGGCTTTGTTGATAAAGCGGCTGACGGTGGATTAGCGGCACAACAAACAATGTCTCGTTTGGGCGTGACGCTTAAAGATATTGGCAATCTCAGCATTGAAGAACTGCAAAACAAGCTAGTTCGTTCGTTGCAAAACATTGAAGACCCAATTACCCGCAATGCTTTGGCAATGGAGATTTTTGGCAAGGCGGCAAAGGGTGTGGACTTTGTTGGGTTTGCTGACAGCATGGCTGAGACTAATACGCTTGCAGACAAACAAGCCAAAGCGTTCCAAGATGCTGCTGATGTTATTGGGTACTTTGAAAAGCAAACTCGTGAATTTGCTGTAACTCTTGTGTCTGAATTAGGCCCACCACTAAAAGCAACTATTGATTACTTTGACCAATTGGCTGGAAAAACTAACGTATTTGGCTCGGTGTTTAAAGTTGTTTTTGAAACCGTTTCCGTGGTTGCTGCTAACGTGGCTTTTGTAATAAAGGGCATTGTTACTGAAATTGAACTGTTGGTTAAACAGACAATTGCACTTGCAACATTTGACTTTGCTAAGTTTAAAAGTCTTGGTGAAGAAGGACGAAAAGAAGCACTTGCTAATCTGGCTGCACTGCAAGCATTTGAATTTAGAGTCATGGGTTCGCCAGATGGACGCAGGGGGTTAGACGATCCCCGTATTCCGCAAGCTGGCAAACCAAGTGGCCCACTACGCGCAACAAAAGCTGCTGTAGACCCTGAGTCAAAACGATTGGCGGCTGAAGCTGAACGCGAAGCCAAACGTATACGTGAAAACGATATAAAAATTGGCGAACTTATGAATCGTCAAATTGACGATAGGTTAAAAGCAGAACAAAAAATACGTGATGAAGAAATAAAACTTGGCGAAATACGCAATCAAACAGTTGGCCTTAACTTTAAAACAAATCAGCAGTTAGTAGAACGCCAAACGCTTGAAGACTTGTCTATTGATCGTCAGCGAACAATCTTCAATTACGAACAACAGACACGATTGCTGCGTGAAAAAGACAAACAGTTGGCGATAGACATTTTTAACATTCGCGCACAGCAAGAGGACAAAATCAGGGCCATCCAGCAAGAGACAAACTTGTTAGAAGCTGATCGTGAAGAACGCATCAAGAATCAAAACCAACTTGCTGAAAAAGCAATTGAATTGGCACGGGAGCGTAACCGTGTAATGCGCGAAATGCAAGAGGGTGACGAAGCTAAAGGTTTTGGTAAACGTGCTGAAGAATTCTTTGCTTTTGCTCCAACAGCAATGGAAAACGGCGCTCAAATGTTTGATTCAGTATTGGGCAACATGACGGGCGCATTAGATAACTTTGTCAGCACTGGCAAGCTGTCTTTTAAAGACCTAACGCGCAGCATTATTCAAGACATGATCCGCATCCAGCTACGCGCACAGATGATTAGTTTGTTTAGCAGTATGTTTAGTAGGGCTGGCCCTGCTGCTGTTTCTAGCTACAGCGAAACTGGTGGCATATCTGAACATGTATTTAATCCACAAGCTAGAGCTAACGGCGGCCCTGTTAATGCGGGGATGCCTTACATGGTTGGTGAACGTGGCCCGGAAATGATTGTGCCTAGATTAAATGGAACTGTTATTCCAAACAATCAATTAAGTTCATCAATGGGCAGTCAAACAAACGTGACAAACAACTATATCAACGCCATTGACGTTAAGTCGTTTGAAGATCGCTTGCTTGGCAGTTCAAACACCATTTGGGCGGCTAACCAGTACGCAAACAAAAACCTGTCTACTAATTTCGGGAGAACTTGATGACATTTCAGGCTGTGTTTGAAATTCAGCAGTCCATGACTGTTAACAACCGTAGGACTGTAGGCCAACAAGTTAGCCGTTCTGGTCAAATGCGTGTGGCTCAGTACCTGACTGCTGTGCCTTGGGTGTTTACTGTTATGCCACACAATTATCTGGCCTATGCAACCTCGCGTCAGATCATTCAAACAATTGACAACCTTGACAGGCAGTTGCCAGAAACAATTACTTTTAACAGCGCAAACTTATCTTGGTTTACGCGATACCAAGGTGGTGCGGCTACAACCCCAACGACTGTAACGCTAGGCGCTACACCTGCCGCCAACTCACAAACCTTGTCGCTGGCTAATTTACCTGCATCTACTGGCGCTATTTTTAAGGCTGGTGATTTCATAATGATTGGCGGGTACAGCTACAAGATTACTGCTGACGTACCATACACTGGTGCAACTGCAACTGTGAGCATTCATAGACCTGTTATTGGTTCGCCTGTATCTGGTGCTGCTGTGGCTTGCGGCAACAATTGCACGTTTACGGTCTTGGCAGAAAAGTGTCCTACCTATACACTAACGCCATATCCAGCAAGCGCACTTGTGAATTGGGATGATTCGTTTGTATTTAGAGAGGACATTACATGAGTACAACAATGACAGCGTTGGATAGTTTGTCTATTCGACATGCTGAGTTTATTCGGCTAACGATGCCTTTTAACACCTACACTTTTTGCAATGCTGCTGCGCCTATTACGGTCAGTGGCATCACGTTTTCAAACCTTGGCAGTTTGCTGCAGCTTTCTGATATCAAACGCGACATTAAAGCCAACAGTTCTGATTTAAGCATTTCGCTAACAGGTGTTGATGGAACAAACGTATCAATTGTTTTGGGTTCTGACATTAAAGGATCGCGCATTGAGGTTTGGCGTGGATTTATGGACTCAAACAATCAGATCATCACAACACCTACATTGCAGTTTTTTAAACGCTATCAGGGCATTGTTTCTAACTATTCCATCACTGAGGATTGGAACGAGCAAATGCGTATTCGCGTGGCAACAGTTGGTTTGTCGTGTGCTTCTTTTCGCACAATCTTGGAAAACAGGGTTGGCGGTGTTCGCACTACGCCTAAGATTTGGCAAGCCTTTTATCCTAGCGACAACAGCATGAACCGAGTTCCATCTATTGCAGGGTCATACTTTGACTTTGGTGGTGAACCAACATCAGGCAGTCAAGCAGTTACACAAGCACCATCACAAAGACGATTCGGCATATGATCCGACTTGCAACAAGATACGACATTCCAAGATTGCTAGAGTTTGTAGAGGCTTACGCAAAAGAGTACCCTGTAGACGTTCTAGGCGACACAACAAAACATTCAGTTAAGCATGTTGAACAATTGTTGTTTTCTATTATTAGTGGCCGTGGGTTTATCTTGATTGATAAATACATGACCGGGACACTAATTGCAATTAAGCAAAAAAATATTTGGTGTCCTGACGTTGTGGAATTGCATGAGTTGTTGTGGTGGGTAGACCATGAACACAGAAACAATCTTGTTGGTGGAAAACTTTGGATTGAATACGACAAGATAGCCAGTAAACTGCTTAATGATGGTGCTATACATTGCGCCTACACATCAGTGTCAGCAAATGGCCCATTGATAAATTACACCAAGCGTGGATACAAAGCTGTCGGCGCTAGTTTCGTAAAGGAATAGACATGGTTGGAACTTTAATCGTTGCAGCAGCGGCTGGAACAACAGCGGCTGGTGTTGCTGCTTCATTTTATTTAACTGCCGCAGCCTTTGCTGTTAACTTTGCTGTGTCTTCATTGATGGCCCGTGCTTTTGCGCCTGATGCAAGTGGCAATCAAGCAGTAGATAACGGTGTACGTCAGCAAGTTCCACCATCATCAACAAACAGCATTCCGGTGGTGTACGGCGATGCCTATATGGGTGGTTCGTTTGTTGATGCGGCTCTTAGCACTGATGCTAAAACAATGTACTACGTTCTGGCGATTTCGCACATCAGTCCCAACGGTCAGTTTTCCTTTGATTTAGCAGATATGTATTGGGGTGACCGCAAGATTACGTTTGATGGCACAGACCAAACAAAGGTTATAAGCCTAACTGACAGCGCAGGTAATGTAGACACTAAGATTAGTGGCAACCTTTTCATTGCTTTGTATAAGTCAACAGAAGCGGGTGTTATTACTTCTGCCAACGGAGCCTCTTTGCCATTTACCTATATGGGCGGTTCGGACTTGCCAATTGAACTGCGCTGGCCCTCGTTTAACCGTCAAATGAACGGTCTTGCTTTTGCAATTGTAAAAATGAATTACAACCGTGAAGCAGAAACTACAAACATGCAAGCGCTGACTTTTGCTGTTAGCCATTATTTAAATAATACTGGTGCAGCAAAACCGGGTGATGTTTGGTATGACTACATCACAAACGAAAAGTATGGCGGCGCTATGCCAGCAGACTTGGTGGATTCTGCATCTGCTGTTGCCTTAAACACGTACAGCGATGGCCTAATTCCATACACAGAACCCGGCACGGGTATTTTGACGCAACCTCGTTACCGCATCAACGGCGTGATAGATACAGGGCAATCATGCCTAAACAACATCAACTCCATCATGATTGTGTGCGATTCGTGGAACCAGTACAACGCCGCGCAAGGCAAGTGGAGTGTTGTTATTAACAAAGATACTTCAGTTGCATATGCGTTTGATGATGATTCAATTGTTAATGAAATTAGAGTCAGTGCTTACGACATCACAAGCAGCGTAAACCAAATTGAAGCTGAATTCCCTAGTGGTCAAAATCGTGACCAATCTGACTTTGTGTACTACGAGACACCAGCAGGTTTGCTGTACCCCAATGAGCCGATTAACAAGCAATCTGTTCAGTTTTCAATGACCAATGATTCCGTTCAAGCGCAGTACCTTGCAACACGAATCCTTGAGCAAGCCCGTGAAGACCTGATTGTCAGTTTTAGCACAGCATATGTCGGCATTCAGGTTGACGCTGGTGATGTGGTAACTGTGACCAACTCATCTTATGGATGGTCTAACAAGCCATTTAGGGTGATGCGTGTGTCTGAAGTGTCTTTGCCTGATGGCAACCTTGGCGCATCGTTTGAGTTAAATGAGTACAACGCACAGGTATATGACGATCAAGACATCACAAAGTACGTT